TCACGAAGTGAGCAGTGTCAAGGGGTTCTGGGAAAAAAGTTGGAAGTATTTTGCCTGTACACAGGGGTTCAAGCGTTATCTATATATGCGCGGCTGGTTTGCTCGCGCCATCTACCCTCCTTCTCCGTCGCCCGGCGGCGCGAATGCGCCCTCCCCGAGAGTCCATGCCGGGCTTTCAGCTCTATGCTCACACCGAAACAGACTCGCTTCATCGACGAATACCTCATCGACCTGAACGGCACTCAGGCCGCGATACGTGCCGGCTACAGTCCGAAGGCGGCCGAAGTCCAGGCTTCAGTATTACTAAGGAATCCTAAGGTTCGCGAAGTCGTGGACAGGCGGATGGCGGACCTCCAGAGGCGTACGGGGATCACGCAGGAGGCTGTCTTGGGCATCCTATGGACCGAGGCGCAGGGTGGCGGGCCGGACACAACGTCGTCCGCTCGCGTCCGTGCGGCGGAGCTTCTCGGTAAGCACCAGGGAATGTTTGTTGATCGCGTGCAGCACGAGGGCAACGAGCGCAAGCCGATCCGCTTCATCGAAGTGCTGGGCTCCGAGCCTGAGCCTGCGGAACCGAATGCCGGCGAGTGACCTGGCCGAGCGCGTCGAGCGCAACGGAGAGGCCGGGCTGAGGCTGAGGCTGCATCCGGGACAGCAGCGGGCGTGGCGGTCGAAACGACGGTTCGTGCTCGTGCTGGCCGGCACGCAGGGAGGTAAGACGAGTTTTGGTCCGTACTGGTTGGCGCGGGAGATCCAGACGTGTGGTCCCGGCGACTACCTCGCCGTCACCGCGAGCTACGACCTGCTCCAGCTCAAGATGTTGCCGGCGCTCCGGGAGCACTTCTGCGGGGACCTCGGATGGAAATACCTGGCCGGCGACCGGGTGTTGGCTTCCCCCGAGGGTGACACGCGCATCATTATGCGCTCCGCTGAGGCTGAGGGGGGTCTGGAGAGCGCTACGGCTCGCGCGGCGTGGCTGGACGAGTGCGGGCAGCCCCGCTTCGCGGTGACCGCGTGGGAGGCCGTCCTGCGCCGTTTGAGCATTCATCAGGGGCGGGCGCTGCTGACCACAACGCCCTACCAATGGAACTGGCTCAAGGCTCAGCACGACCGAGCGGTCGCCGACCCCGCGTGGGAGATCGTGCGGTTCCGCTCCGTGGACAACCCGGCGTTCCCCGCGGAGGAATATCAGCGGGCGCGGCGTACGATGCCCGATTGGCGCTTCGGGATGTTCTACGATGCCGAGTTCACGCGCCCTGCCGGCCGCATCTACGACACGTTCGACGATGCTGTCCACGTGGTCGATCCGTTCACCGTCCCGAAGGAGTGGGCGAGGATTGTCGGGGTTGACCCCGGCACGTCCCACGCAGCCTACGTGTGGCTCGCGCAGCACCCGGACACGGGCGTGTACTACGCGTTCCGGGAATACCTGGGCGGCGGGCACAACGCGGAGGATCTGGCGGCCCGCCTGCTGGAATACGCGGAGCCTGTCCGGGAGTGGTGGGGAGGAGCGCGGTCGGAACAGGACTACCGCAACCGCTTCGCCCTGGCCGGCGTGCCGCTGGCCCTGCCGGTCATCAGCGAGGTCGAGGCCGGCATCGACCGAGTTCACGCCCTGTTCACGGCCGGCCGCTTGCGCGTGTTCCGCACGCTGCACGGCCTGATCGGTCAGGTTATCAGCTACTCGCGCGAGTTGGACGATGCCGGCGAGCCGCTGGACAAGATCGAGCACAAGGAGCGCTACCACCTGTGTGACGCGCTCCGATATGCGTGCTGCTCCGCACCTATAGATTTTGATGCGCCGAAGGAGGCGCAACCCCCGCCCGACGAGCCGCGGCAACGGATTGTGTGGGATTGGGAGCATCGGGAGCCTGACGCGGCGCCCGATTACGTGACCGACTACCTGTAACCCCTTGGAACTACTCCTGCTTGTGTGCTGCCTGGTAATCGTCGTTGTGCAGGCCGCGCAGCTTCGCGCCTTGAGCTCCACGCTCGACCCGCTCCGGCGCATCAGCGACGTGCTGGACAGCCTGCCTCCCGACCCTGCGGAGGAGGATGAGCCTGCACAGGAGGAAGTCTCCTTCCGCTCCGTCCTGCTCCCGCCGCCGGAGGATGACCAGGACGACCCGATGATCGTCCGCTCGCACGCTGCCAGCTTCGCCGAGCAGGAGTTGGGAGGCCGGCTGAGGTCCACGCTATGAGATTCGTCAGCCCGTTCGATGTCCCCAAGCAGGGTGGGTCCAAAGCGCTGCTCGACAAGCTGGAGAGTTGCATGCGCTGGGGGCTCGCGGCACGTGAGCCGTATGAGCTGCGCGCGTTGCAGAGCTTCTTCTTTTGGGCCGGCGACCACTGGTCCTCGGTGGACAGCGACATCACCCGGCGCATCGGCCGGAAGATCGAACGTCCGCCCTACTGCGAGTCCAAGGTCACGGACAACCAACTCCCCATTTACGTCCGGCAGGTCATAGCCATCTGCACGGACGCCCTGAGCGACTACGAGGCGATCCCCGCGACCAAGGACGAGCAGGACCAGGGCGCCGCTGACCTGGCCACCAGATTCTTGCGGATGAGAGCCCGCGTGGACGACGAGGAGCAGTTGCGCGAGGATGAGCTGCTGTGGCTGTTCGGCAGCGGCGAAGTGCTGCGCCGGACGTGGTACAACCCGCGCAAGCGCTCACACGACGGCGCGATGGGCGACATCGACACCGAAGTCGTCAACCTGTTTCGCTACGCGAAATGCCCCGAGGATTCCGTCTGGCCGCCCCGCTGGCTGATCGAGATGGACGCGCGGCACGTCGATTGGGTCAGGAGCAACTACGGCACCACGGTCGAGCCGGAGGACTTGGCCGACGTGATGACCAACATTGACGCGCTCTCGCAGAACATCGTGAGCCAGAGGCGCCCGTCCCGCGAGGAGCGCGGCAGCAGCATCATCCTCAAGCGCCTGTACAGCCCGCCCTGTGAGAAGTATCCCGATGGTCACGTGTGGGTGTGGGGCGGCGGCAAAGTCCTCAAGCACCACGACCTTCAGATCCCCGGCGTGTTTCCGTTCTCCCGTGCCTACTGGTATCAGGTCCCCGGCCGGCTGTATCCCCTGTCCTATCTCGAACCGCTCCTGAGCGACCAGCGGCAGCTTGATGTGCTGCTTTCGCAGTTGCAGGAAGTCAAGAACCGGCAACTCCGCGGCGACGTGATCACCCGCGGAGCCTCCGGGCAGGTGACGACGCGCGTGCTGGACGCCAAGACGGGGCAGAGGGAGATTCGACTGGGTGCCGGCGTCGACCAGTTTGAGTTCCTGACGTACGACCTGAACATCCAGACCGCCCAGGCCGACTACGAGCGCCTGCTGCGGAACCTCCACGATAAGGCGGGCCTGAGCCAGCCTACGCTGGGGCAGGTGACGGCGCGCAAGACTACGGCGACGGAGCTGCAACTACTCCGCGAGGCCGGCTTCCAGAACATCAGCTACCACCTCCGCAACTTCGACCGGCATCAGTGCCGCGTCAGCAAACACAAGATCCTCACCGCACAGTCCTTTTTCCAGGCTGCCCGCCTGCTCGTCGAGCACGGGACGGCGAGCCAGTGGGGTCTGGGTTACTTCTTCGGCGCGGACCTGAACGGTTTCCACGACGTTGTGAGCGTCCCGACCCCCCGGATGACGCCGGCAATGAAGCGCCAGGCGTTGCAGGAGGCGGCAGAGCGCGGGCTGTTCGGGCCGTGGCTTGGCCCGGACGGGCTCCCCGACCCGAGGATTGAGTACGCGGCACGCACGCAACTTCGGATGATGGGGCTCTCGGAGGAGGAGGAGCGCCTGGGGCAGACGTTCCTGACCTACGAGGAACTGGAGAAGCTGGTGGGGCAGGTGCATCGGATGGGGACCGAGGCGTGGCTGCAACGTGCGGCGGCTGCCGTAGGGATGCTGCCGCCAGGCGCGGCCGGTCCGATGCAGATGGCTCCCGGGATGCTGCCGCCAGGTGCGGCCGGTCCGATGCAGATGGCTCCCGGGATGCTGCCTCCAGAGGCGATGGGCGCCGGCCCGGGCGTCCCACCGGAGGCGCTGGCGGCGCAGGAAGCGCCGGCTGAGACGCCCACGGACTTCATCATCCAGCAGTAACAGAAACGGCTGGCCGGAGCTGCTAATTCTCCGGCCAGCCTGGACACGCTAGACAGAAGCGGCCTTTGCATTATACCACACCAGTTTCCCGGCGCAAGTCCGGGTACTTCGCCCGCGGGAGCGACATCCCGCACGAAAGCCTCTCGGCGTAGCCGGGGGGCTTTTCTCGTGGGAGGACCACAATGCCCGATTCAGACGGGTTCACCGCAAGCGCCGACGCGACAGACGGCGCAACCGATCAGGACGAAACTCCTGAATCGCTGGAACCGAGCGATACCGAGGTTCAAGACACTCCCGAGCCGGCTGAGTCCGAGCCGGAGAGTGAACCGCAGCAGGGGAGCGAAGACGCTCCTGCCGAGTCTGAGAATGCAGCAGAGGACGACGACGGCACCGCCCTCGTCGAGAGCCTGAAGCAATCGCTCCGGGCGACCACTGCGGAGCGCAACCGACTGCGCGATGAAGCGCGCGGACTGCGCGAGCAGTTGCAGCAGCCTCAGCCGCCAGAGCCGATCCCACCCCAGCCACAGGTTGACGGCAGCGAGCCACCGCAGAGCACGGACGCGTATGGCCGCTACCAGAGAATCAGCCGCCTGGCCGACCCCGAACTGGCCGGCCTGCTCTACGACAAGACGGACGATACCGTGTGCATCGGCGACGACCCGGAGAACTTCAACAACTGGGTCACCCCCGACATCGCCCGAGCCGTCGTCGGCTACCGCAGAATGGCGGAGCAGCAGCAGCAGCTCCAGCAGCAGCGCGTGGCCCAGGAGCAAGTTCAAGCACTGCGCGAGGTTTCGACTCGGTATGAGACGACCGCGCAGCAGCTCCGCGAGAGACTGATCCCCAACGTGCAGACCGACGCCGCAAAGGGCGTCCTGGACCAGATGATCATTGCCGAGACGGCGCGCCGGATGGGCGTGGCCGGCATCACGGAAGGAGACATCGCCAGGATGGACACGGCGGCGCTGGAGAAGGCGTCCGAGATACTTCACGAAGTCGTCAAAGACGCCCGCTCGCTCGTTGTGGAGTTGTCCCGTGCGGAGCTGACCGCACGCGAAAGAGCCGCCGAGAGAGAGCCTGTGCCGGCTACTGGCGGAAGCGCTGCAACGCCCCTCGAAAAGGACCCTGCGGACCTCTCACAGTCAGAGCAGAGGAACTACATCGTGGACGCGTTCCGGCGATTCAAGCGCGGCAGCTAGCCTCTGACGCTCCCCCTCGGCGTGAGGAGCACGCAAGTGTCCTACAAAGGGGACGTTATCAGCGACATCAACGATTTCCTTCGGAATCGTTACGATATGGGGCTCATCCAGAAGTACCGGATGTATCGGAATCCAGTTCTGGAGCGGGTCCGCAAGGTGTCGGACAAGGAATCCATGTTCGCGTTTGCCACCGGCAAGGGGCATACGCTGACGATGCAGACCGGCGCACCGATGAACGCCGGAGGCCGTGCTGAGACGGGCGATTTCCCGTATCCGGGGAAGACCACGTTCAAGCAGCTCACGGTCAAGGAGATCCAGTACGCCGCCTCCGCGGGCATCACCAAGGAGGAGCAGGAGGAGGCGCGAGCCTCCGAGGCTGCCGTTGCGAATCTCATTGACATCAAACTCAGTGACCTGCGCAACGACATCAAGTACCGCCTGCATGCCGGCGTGCGCGGGGACGGCACCGGCCGTCTGGCAAGGGTCGCGAGCTACTCGACCGTTTCGGGGAAGGTCGTGACCGTGGACAACACGGCTCAGGACTTCGGCTGGGCCGGCACGGAGATGATCCTTGTCGGCATGCCCATTGACATCCTGTCTCCGGGCGACACTACCACGAAGTGGCAGGTTCGGGTCAGGAATGCTATTGTCACGGCACTGACAGCGACGACCATCACCATCGACACGGCCGGGCCGAACTCCTCGGACGTGGACAGCGCCCATATCGCCGACGGCGACATGGTGTTCCTGGCCGGCTCCACGAACGTGGCGGACGATACTGCGATTGACTGGAACACCGGGTTTCAGGAGGTCCGCGGCTTGTTCGGGCTGGTCGACGACGGCACGAGCTCGTTCACCACGCTGGCGGCTGGCACCAAGACCGGAAGCGGTTTGGGCGCCAACTACTTCGGCGTGACCCGCACGAGCTACCCGTCGCTGGTGTCCAGCGTGACGTCCTTCTGGGACGGCACGGCACCCGGCTCGTGGGACCTGGAGGATCTGCTGAAGCCCATCCGGGACATCGACAACGGGTTCGCCGACGGCAAGGTCACGGCGCTCTATTGCAGCCCGGACATGTCCGCTGCAATCGCGCGCAAGGCTGCACTGGCGAACAACGAGACGCACCTGAACACCAACGGCAAGGTCACGGGTGGCTACTACACCCGCGAACTGAACGTCGAGGGCCGGATGGTGCCGATCATCCCGATGGCCCAGGGCTGGCCGAAGCACACCATCATCGGCGTGGATGAGGAGCAGCTTGTCTTCTACATCCCGCAGGACATCAACTTCATCAACCCCTACTCGGGCAAGACCGGGAAGGGCGAGGTGTTCTTCATGGCACCCGGAAAGCGCAACCTGACCTTTGAGGCGTGGATGCGCTTTGTCGGGCAGCTCTTCATGCGGCGCTGCGACACCAGCTTCCGCCTTGAGGGGCTGAGGGTGGACGAGTAAGGCTTCGCGCCTGACTGTCATCACGCTAAGAGGGAGCGGGACCACACCCCGCTCCCTCTGACTTCTTCAGGATTGAGGACTACGACTATGGGCATCAAGCTCACACGCTGGTTTACCGCAGTGCTGGTGGGGCTGCTGGCCGGCTCTCTCTGCTACGCGGCAATGACGCTGGACCAGATCAAGCTGACCGGGCTGGGCGGGAGCATCAAGGCTCCCGCGATTGTCTCACGCAGCTTCATCGACGTGCCGGTGGGGCCGTTTGTGAACGTCACGTCTGGCTCTCAGACCGTCAGCGCTACGACACACTACAGGGGCACCATCTTCGTCTCGGTGGAGACGGGCGGGGACGCAGCGACGACCTACACGCTCCCAACCCCGTCCGCTTCGCTGAAGGGGTATTACTATTACTTCTACCAGACGGACGACCAGAACATGGTCATTCAGTGCGCCACGAACGACCTCATCATCTGCACGCACGCGGACGCGGCGGATACCGCGACATTCAGTACTGCTTCGCAGAAGATCGGAGCGTGCGCGCTGGCCATCTGCAACGGCACGAACTGGCTTGTAATCGGACTCAACGGGACAGTCACCGGGGCAGGATGAGGAGGGTCCAATGCTGATCTCCAAGTGCTACATCCGCAACAAGAGCCAGAAACCTCAGTCCCTCAAGCACGCAGTCTTCTCCCAGGCTCCGTATGTGAGCGTGATCCCCGGCGGCATCGAGCAGTGCACCGGGCCAAAGCTCACGCTCGCGCCGGGGCAGGCGGCGGCTGTGCCCGTCCAGGTATGGGCAGAGGCCGGCCGGAAGAACGACTGGTGCGAGCGGCTGACCGAGGAGGGCTTCGCGAAGGTTGTTGCGGCGGCGCGTTCGCGCGGGAAGGCCAAGGGTAACGGCAAGGTGAAGCCGCCCGAGGAGCCCGAGCCGGACGTGGCCGAAGGCGAAGACGTCACGGAAGACGAGTGAGGTTGAGGCGTGGGTTGGTCTAAACTGCTGAGCTTCATCCAGAGTGAACTGGAATACGAGGGCAACACCATAACTGAGGCTGACGCCCTTCCGCCATCCAATGAGGCGGTGGACAGAATAGCAGAGATCGTCCGCCCACGCCCTGCCTCCTGGCTCGCGAGTGCGCTCACAAGCGATGCGCTGGGCTACAGGCTGCCGCAGGAGATGATCGGGCCGCTGGACAGTGTGACCTACGACGGAGAGGAGATCCCTTACTGTCCGCCGCGAGACTACGAGCGATACGTCAACGGCCCCTATACCATCGACGAGCCGGTTGTCTGGTGCGTGGTTGGGGTCTATTTCCGCACGAATGCTTCCGATCTGACGCTCGTGAAGCTGAACGGATACGCGGCTTTGCCGCACTACGAGGCTGTCAAGAAGCCTCCAGACCCGGACGCTCCCGACCCGATGAGCTATCTTCCGCAGCGCTTTGCGCTGCTGCCGGCATACTACGTGCTGATGAACTTCCGAGCAGGCGCAGACGTGGCGCCCGAGATGGCGCGCGTGCAGAAGTACGCCGCGGAGTGGCAGGGCGGGCTTGTGGCCGCGACCGAGGCTGTAGCGCGCCTGGGCAGCCAGCCCTTCAGGTTCTAAGCGATGCCAGACATCATCCTCAAAGACTTCTCGGCGGGTCTGGACGGGAGGCGGCTGAACGCGCCCGTCAACAGCCTGGCCCGCGCACGTGACGTGAAAATTGCCTCTGGGTCACTGTATGCGCACGAGAGAGGGGTCAACATCACCCCGGAAGGCATTCGTTTCTCCACATTCGAGAAAAGCCTTGTGGACCTGATAGGGTGCGCTGACCGGCTGATTGGAAAGCTGGACAACGTCCTTGTGCATGTGACTCCCCCGGCGATATCCGGGCAGCCGGCGACTATATCTCCGATGTGGATGCGTGATACCTACTGCACCGGCTACGAGACAGTAACCCGTATCGGAGATTTCTACTACATCTCGGCATTTGCTCCGAAGGCTGAGCCCGAGGATTACTGCCTGCGGTGGGATGGGCAAACACATCGCTACGTAATGGCCGTTGCGGGAGGCACGCCCCCAGCAGGGATGACTGGCTGGACGCTCACCAACATGCGGAATGACCTGTACCCGGGGTGGCTGTTCTGGTACGGGACATATTCAAACGGCATAACGAGCTGGGCCGGGCGGGTTAGAGTTACGCGCGTGCAGAACGGGCCAGCCGTCACAACGGTCTATACCGAGGCTGTGGCGAACCCCGAGAACTATAATCGCTGCTGCCTGGTGAACATAGACCGAATCGGCATTCCCGCTCCGCACGCGGCGGAGAATGCATCACTACCGCCGACGACAGCACTCAAGGCGGGCGGATCGCTGGCCGCAGGCGACTATCAATATCTGTTCCGCTTTGTCAGTGCGGATACGCCGATTGGCACGGAAACCTACGACCCGCTATTCCGAGGCATAGACGACGTGAGCAACCCGAGCGACCCCTGCACGGCCGTCACAGTCCCGGGCGGGAGCGGGGAGCAGACTATTACCGTCACCATCCCCGAGGCAAACGAGTTTCCGTCCTGCGTCACATCCATTGAGGTTTATCGCAGGGTCAAGCCATCAGGCGGGGCATACGGCGACTGGAAGTTGATCAAGACGCAACCCGCCGTATCCATTACGGCTGTGCCGGGCTATCGCACGCAAGTCAAGACATTTGCATTCGACGACGACGGGGGGCTGGCCGAAGGGGGTATCCTTCCAGGGGACGCATACTACCATGAGGTTCCGGGCATGCTCCGGCTTGTGCGCGCATTCAATGGGCGGCTGTATGGCGCCGAGGCTGGCACACACCGCAACCGACTTCGGTTCTCCACACTAGGGGCACCAAATTCATGGCCTTATGATGTTGCAGGGGTCCTGAGTTACGTGGACGACACCCGTTACCTTGGAGGGTATCAGGACGTAGGGGAGAACACGCATCAGATTGTCGCCATCCTGCCGGAAGGCGGCACATTCAGCAATACAGGGCAGGTTGGCGACAACCTTCTGATCCTCAAGGGGTTTGAGGCATACCGCTGGTATGGCACACATTGGGCCGACTTCAGGTTGCAGTACGGGTTTTCAATGGGGTGCTCTGCGATGCGTACGGCTCATAACTGCGGGGGAAACATCGTCTGGCTTTCTGATGCGCACATTATGACCCTCCCGTCAGGCGGATCGCACCCGCAGGCTATTTCCAAAAGCATTTACCCGAACGGGATCTCGCCTACCGGGGAAGAGTTTGCTACCTACTGGAAGAACAACTACATCTTCTGCTTCGGAAGTACATACCTGATTTTGGATGCGGACACTGGAACATGGACGACAGCCAACCTCACGCCCGACCTCACGGGCGGCGTTGTGGGGTTGGCCCCATTGGCAGGCATCAACACCTATACCGGTGACTATCAGCAGTTGTACTTCGGGCGGAGCCTGACGGGGCTGCGCGCTGGGTTCGGAATGGCGCTTGTCGGAGCGTTGTCCGCCAGTGTTAGCGTGGTGACACAGCCGCTCCTGTTGGCAAGTTCCACGGAAGATGCAATGCGCCTGAAGCGCATAAGGCGCATCTACATTGGCTACCGCAACCTGGGGAAAGCCGACGTGCCGGTTTATGTGGCTATTTGGGGGGATGACGGGGTTATCACAACAATCTCTACTGATGTGGCTGCGCACACCGGGCCGCCCCCGGAGCAGACAGTCGTGCTGCCAGTGGACGGGCCGGCCATTGCGCACGTGTTCCAACTTGAGATCGGAGCCGACGCGTCCAGCGCGTCGGCGTTTGCAATTGATTGGATAGGGTTGGACTTTGAGTATCTTCCTCTGGTCGTATCCAGACCAAGCGGGCTGCTGGTTGACGAGGCCGGTTCAGAGCCAGAAACACCAGAGGGCGCAGAGTTCGGAGATATATGAGATTCGGAACGAGGAGACTGTAATGCTGCAAGTACCGCGGACACCCTATGATGCGATGGTTCAGTGGTTGAGACACCCCATCGTGCAGGTCGGGAACGATCCCGCGCGCCTCCCCCGCCTGTGGGAACCGCGGGAGATCCTTGTCACCACGGCCGACATGTTCGGCAATTACACCATGTGGCGCAACGTCGCGAGCGGCGCACGCCAGAGTGTGCCGCTGCCGCTGGAAGGATGCAGTGAACTGACACTCTTCTGGTGGGCAGGCTCGCACTTCCAGGCTGGCCACTACATCGACTGGACGCTGAACATCGGGATGAGCGGGGATTCCAACGACTTCGACCTCGCCATCGGGCCGGACACGGACGCAGGTGCGGCCTACGAAGGGCGGGTCCTTGTCCCGATCAACGCCAGCTACAAGGTCGGCGGACAGGTCGCCTTCAACACGAAGAACAACTCCGCCACCACGATCCCGCTTGGCCGGAGGGTCGAAGGGCTGTTCTGGAACATCGGTTTCACCCCGGACACAGGGAGCATCCCGGTGTCGCTGTGGGTGCTGGGGAGATAAGTCGAATGAACAACGTAATCAGGGTAGCATTCCTCGGAGACAGCCTTATGTCCGGCTGCTTCGCAACAGACATCAACAACGCTCTGCGGTCCCGCCTGATTGATGGGCTGCGAGCGGCGCATCCCGGCACCTACATCCACCCCATCGCCCGGCACACGAACTTCGGGGGCACGCTGGGAGCCGTCTACCGCCAGTGGACGGACCTTGCCCGGCCGCAGTCTCCGGAGATCATCTTCTTCCAGGGCGGGGAGAACGAGCAGCCAGGCACGCACGTCGAGGCATTGGGCGCAAACCCCGTCACAGCGGACCAGCAGGACATCGTGTTCGCGCAGGCGCCGGTGGCGAATCAGATATACCGCATCGGCACGCCTCCGAACCACGAGTGGGTGCAGCCCACGGCAATCAATTCCACCACGGGTAAGTCATGCCGGCGCGGGCTGTTCGGGACGACCCCGCGCAACCACGCGGGCGGCACAGCCGTCCAGAACGACAAGACGGTCAAATGGGGCGGGGACGCGTGGATCACGCGCTACCAGGCGATTGTGGACGAACTCCAGCGCTACGCGCGCCAGACCGGGGCCATCGTCGTTGTCGGGGACTTCTGGGAGTTCGCCAGCACGAACACAACGGCCGTTGCGGCAATCCGCGATGTTGTTGAGGGCGTGAATCTGCGCAACTTTGTGTATGCACCCTATACAAAGCGCGACGGAGCCCGCATCGCAGCGGACGCAACCTGCCGGGGGCCGCTCGGCACAACCACACAGGATCTTGCCGCGGCTGACAGCAGCACGGAGATAACCCTTGCGACCGGTGACCCGACGCACGCGGCCATCGGGGAGTATCTGGCGCTGGTGACGTCCGCCCTGCCAGCCTACAACACCACGGAGATCGTGAAGGTGACGGCCAGGGGCGCAAGTTCCCTGACGGTGGACCGAAAGCAACTTTCGTCCTCCGGCCTGACCACAACCGGAGGCGCAACAACGACCATCTGCAAGCTCTCGCACGCATACACGGACCCGGCGACGCCGACGTTCGGCGTAACCGGTTCCGCAACGCTGTTCGCCGGCCTCGGGATCGCCTACGACGCGCACCCGAACGACCGGGGGCATGTGGAGCTTGGGGATGCGTTCCTGCGGGCATATCGCAATGCGGTCGGGATAGGGACAGTCGGCCCTTTCGTCTGATCCCCGGAATAATGCCGGGTGTCATCACCGTTGAAGACTTCGACGACAACACGGCTACGCTGTCGTCCGTCGTGACCGGGGGAGTGCCCCCGTATTCGTATGCGTGGCAAATGTCGGATGTCGAGGGGTTCACCCCGTCCGAATCGACGCTGATCACGGACGAGACCGAGCATTGTTGGGCATACGGTTTCGACGGGCCGTCTATCAACGTCCTCGGCCTAGCCGACCAGACGACCTACTACTTCAAGCTGGTGGTGACTGACTCCCAGGGCAACACATCAACAACGCCGGAAGTGTCCGTGACGACAAACGAGAAAGGATGGGCGCAGGAATTGCAGCCGTCCTCCATGGCGACGGCGCATACCGCACTGACTGACGGTGTGGGCGAGACGGAGGTCCAGCTTTACGCGGACTCCACGGAACTGCCGAAGGAGTCCTACGAGGCTGACGAAATCTGCTGGTATGGCGTGAACCAGCCGAACAACTCTGGCGCACAGCCGGGGAACGGCGGGAACGCCGCGACCTACTTCGGGCATCTGGTAGATGCAGGCATCCTCGGCAACCGGCTTGAGGCGCAGTGGGACAACATCGAGATTGACCCGGCCTCTCCGTCCTGGAGCACATTCAACGGCTACCTGGCGGCGATTCGCAACGCCGGCGGAACGGCCATCATCGAAACGTCCTACGTCCCGATGCACCGGACCGGCCAGCGTTACCGGAACTGCCCTCCGCTCGTGTTCAACAACACGCCGCAGGCCGGCAGCTTCGTGGACGACAAGATTGCTCTGACAGGAAAGCCCGTGTGGCTCACCCAGAGCGCCTACGAGCGCCGCGGGTTCGCGGTGGTGGAGACAGGCGCGACCCCGACGAGTGTGTCCGAGGAAGGGCTGGCGTTCCGCTACACGACCCCGGAGCAGGACAACTTCACCCGCACGGCGGCTCAGGGCTGGGCCGACATGTATGTGGCCGAGACGGCCCACTGGCCCATCGACATCACGAGCCTCGTGGTGGAGGTGGAGACGAGCGCCGGGAGCGGCACCTACGAGGAGTGGACCCGCGTCGCGGACATCCAGGACGGCACCTCCGGCCAGAAGTGCTACGTGGCCGACTTCACGGGCCGTATCGCCTTCAAGGACAGCCGGATGAGTTCCGTCTGCGCGGCTCCTGCGACCGGGGCGAAGGTCCGTGCGAGCTACGACTACTTCGCGGCCTACAACTACGGGACGGAATACACGTTGGACGCGATTGCCGGGGTTCTCTCCCGGTCAGGCGCGAGCGGGTTCAGCGTCCCGCAGCCGAGTGACGGGTTCCCGAGCGGGAGCCTGGACGCCGATTGGGAACTGAATCCACAGTTCGACATCACGGTTCCTGTGGCGAGTGACGGGTTCGCCGGTCCGGGGCTGGATGCGAACTGGGTCTGGAACACAGAGCCGACACATACGCAGAACGGGACGTTCAACTGGGATGTCGGGGCGGTCCACGCGACGCGTAGATGCCTACAGACAGTCAGCGGTTCCGGCGACCTACACATGAGTGTGAAGCTCACTGCATACAGCAAGGCGTTCGGTTCCACGGTCGGCATCGCACTCTACAACTCGGACTACTCCGCCTATGCAATAGCCCGTGTGACCGCAGATAACAAGTTCCAGCTTGTGGTGAACTCCGGCAGTGGCTCGAAGACATACGAGACGGCGCACACGTTCTCCGCCGGGGACATC